TCAGGGCAATTAGACCTGTTTGGTGCTTTTGGGAAAATGTCGCAGGACACACCACGATGGGGTTATGGCGAGTCCTGTCCGATTTGGAAGAAGAAGGTTACAGATGCGCGTGGGGCATATTCAGTGCGGAAGAAGTTGGCGCTCCACACCAAAGGAAGCGAGTGTTCATCTTGGCCTACCGCGCAGACTTCGGACAGCAATGGAGCGGCAGACCCAACGAGGAAAGCTCATCGCACACAATTGAGGGATGTGGAGACGGGGCATCTCCCACAAGGGAAGAACTGGGCAACTCCACAAGCAAGCGACCACATCGAGGGAGCGAGAACTGCGAAGGAGAGCAATCAGAAGTGCTTGGGGAGAGACTTGAATCAGATGAATGGCCTGCAAGACCAGGAGAAGAGCAATACGAGTGGGAAGAACCACGGGTCGTGGCCAACTCCACGAGTAGGAGGTCACGAGAAAGCGGAGACGAGCATCAAGAGAGGGAGAGGTGTGAGTCTGACAGGGGCAGTAGCGAAGGATGCGACACAGACACCGAAGCTAAATCCTTCATGGGTAGAACAACTAATGGGACTCAGCACAGGGTGGACAGACTTAGGCTCTTGGGGAATGGAGTTGTCCCCCAAACAGCAGAACTAGCATGGAAGACTTTATGGAAAGAAATGCATAATGGAAATTGAGCAAATAACTTGGGATGAAATGCAAGAAGCTTGGTATCGTTTTTGGGGGAAGAATAAACTAGCGATTTCGGAAGATGGCGAGGTGTACAGAACGAATGTACCCAGAGTAATGCCGTGTCGCAAAACACTTGATTTAAGAAGAAATGCAAGCAAGAGAACAATGTTACCACGAGTTTAAGAATATGATTCATCGCTGGTCAGAGGAATCTGACATGGTGGATGAACAGATCATTCAATGTATGGTGGATGCCGCGAAGGAGTACTATGATGAAGATGTCATAGATTTTGAATGCGACATCGTACTTGATGATGAAGACGAGGAGGAAGAAGAATGAATATATACAAGCCGACAGGCGAGAAGGTGGAGAATTGGCCTCAATGGGTGAAGCGAGTAACCGATCAGAATGCGGAGTTACTTGCTACTATTGCAGAGCATGAGAAGAAGAACGCGGAACTTACCACTGAGGTGGAAGAGTTAAAGAGGCGATGTTGCGATGTTTGGAGGGAACTCATGGAGGAGAAGGCAAAGCAATGAAGTGGGTTGATGGTGACGATGATTGGCATGTTGAACAACAGAAGTTATGGGCAAGGAAAAGCCCGGTTGGATGGTTAAGGTGTTGGAAGTGTGGCAAGCAATGGAAAATATTTGAAGAAGAAACCTGCAAGTGTAATGAACAGTGAAAGTACCACCAGGATACAATCCGATCTTTTGGAAAAAATACGGACGAGCGATATCCGAATCAGTTGTAAAATTACCGAGGTGCGACTTGCGAAAGCTAGGGCCACCACCCTTGCAATTAAGCCCAGAGGTGTTGGAACGGATACGGAATGCTGGACAATTGGTGAAAAGGAAATCCCGTGCAACTCGCTCGAAGAAGCGTTGATCGTAGGAATAGAGATACTTAATCGTGGGTAAGATAACCTCAGAGGATATAGATGCGGCTTGTGCTTGTTTAGATGCAGGTATTGCACGAATGGAAAGCATGGATGCAGCTAAAATCATGGAGCATTGGGATTTAATTAGTTGGAGAAAAGAACTCAAGTCATTGAAGAAAGTATATTATTACCTACATTCAAAGACTGAATTGAAGTAATGGGTAAGATAACCTACGCAGATGAGATAGACGCGCGCTTTGGCGTACCTTGGACAGATGACTTCAAGTATGTAAAGGGAGAGTTGGAGTGTGCGTTAACAGATGAGGAGATAGATAGGTTGACTGTACAAGATCCTGTACGCGCAGAAACACTTACTCGCTTGCTTCTTGACCAACCAAACAGTGAGAAGGAAGATCCAATCGAATGGGGTTGGACTCTTCCTGGGTGGCGTAGGGTCATGGAAAACTGGAAAAAAACTAAAATCCATGTTTGCTTGGGTGGTAACAGAAGTTCCAAGACTACCTTCGCTTCTCGCTTGCTTGTCCACTTGGCACAGAGCATACCCGAAGCAGAGATACGTTCTTTGCATGTCAGTGAGGAAAGAAGTATATCAGATTCCCAGCGTTATATATGGGACTCGCTTCCAGCTAGGTACAAGAGAAGCAAGAAGAAGAGTGAGAATCATTCACTGCAATACACACAGAAGAATGGATTTAATGCAGGTAAAGCAATCCTTCCACCCACCCATCCAGATGCCGAGCGTGGGAGTACGATATACTTTAATAACTACAGGCAGTACATGGCAGACCCACAAATCTTTGAGGGATGGGCAGCCCATACTATACACGCAGATGAAGAAATTCCTGAGAATATTTTTAACACGCTATTGGCGAGACTCACCGATAATCATGGTCGCTTGATTTTGACCTTTACGACCCTGCAAGGTTACACGCCATTAGTGAATAGTTTATTGAAAGGAGCTACGACAGTCAGGTCGAAGTACTCTGCGTTAATGGATAAGGAACTACCTACTGAACAAGTGTCTGCTAATTGGCCTGACTGTCGGATCTATTACTTTTGGAGTCAAGATTCACCCTTTGTAGATTCCAATGAACTTGTGCGTACTTATAGTAAGCAACCACAGGAGGTAAAGCTTGCTCGATTATTTGGTATTCCAAGCAAGAGCTTTGAAGGAAAATTCGCAAAATTCCAGCGTGAGACAAATGTAATAGAACATAGTAAGATTCCTTTTGTCCTCGATCCAACTGTATCGGTAACTCGTTACTTTATATGCGATCCAGGTGGTAGTAAACCTTGGGTTGGATTATGGGCAGGTGTGACCAAAGATGGGAAGATATATGTCTATCGCGAGTTCCCAGACAGTACGATGGGAGCATGGGCAATCCCACACATCAATGGTGCTGGTAAGGCAGTGGGTAAACCTGGCCCTGGACAACGTCCTCTAGGTTGGGGGTACTCACAGTACAAGGATTACTTTGAGGCACAGGAGGAAGGAGAGGAGATATTTGAACGGATAGTTGACCCACGAATGGGTGCAGCCACAGTGCGTACCAAGGAAGGGGAGAGTAATATTATTAATACAATGAGTAACATGGGATTTGTATTCCGTGCTGCACCGGGCGTGTCCATAGACTCTGGTATTGCCAAGATCAATGATGCACTTAGCTGGGATGATACAGAGTCCATGACAGAAACAAATTGTCCCAAGCTTTACTTCTCTGATCATTGTGAAAATACAATATCGTCCATGCTTGAATATGCTGGAGAATCCAAGAATGACTACTTTTCTGACCAAATTGACTGCTTGCGTTACCTATTTGTAAGTGGTGCGGAACATATCACCCATCGTGACATTCAAGTCACAGGTGGTGGTGGGTATTAGATTGACTACATAAGGCTACTTTTGTAGCTTTATGCTACACATGCTCTCTGCCAGCGATCCAGAATTACTTTATGTCTCCAAAGAACCTGACATTGCCTACCTAAGTGAAGCGTACAAGCGCACACAAAGTGATTTGGGCGAGTGGCTAGACCGCAGGCAAAGAGACTACGATACTCGTCATTGCTTATGGTCAGGCAAGAGTGATGACTTTAAGAAGCACGCTTCACAAAGTTCAACAGGTGAGGTATTTCCTTGGGAGGGTGCAAGTGACCAGGAAGTAAAAATGGCAGATGAGTTAATCTCATGCCGAGTTGCAATGTGTATGAATGCAACAAGACGTGCGCACATTGTAGCCACACCTACAGAATCAAGTGATGTGGAGCGTGCCAATGTAGTGAGTATGTTCCTTCGTTGGTTAATCAATAGCAAGATGCAAGAGTTCTATCCTGAGATTGAACTTGGATTGAATCATTTATTTGAGAAGGGCATGATGGTACATTATTGCTGGTACGAGAACCAAGAACTCAAGCAGCAACAAACCATCAAGCTAGAAGAGATTGCCCAAGTACTTCCACAAATTGCCGGAGCGATCCAGGATGGCAGCATGGATGAGGAATTAAGTGAGGCACTTAAAACTCAGTTTGATATTAGCAAGTCCAAGGCACGGGCAATGTTAAAGGAAATGCGCAAGGATGGAGAAACCACAGTTCCTGTTACTCGCCAAGTTGTAAGCAGACCTAAGATTAAAGCCCTTGCACCAGACGAGGATGTATTTTGGCCAAGCTATTGTATCGATCCACAGGAAGCACCATATATGTTCCATGTTGTGTCAATGACACCAGAGCAGTTAAAGGCTAAAATTAGTACCGAAAATTGGTCAGAAGAGTTTGTGGATGCTGCCATTGATGTGGCAGGGCAGGGGGAAAAC